TGGTGTAGGGTTTCCATCATAAACATCTGTTTCATCATATAGTGTAGATATATTATCATAAACAGATGCGGCACCTGCTGTACTTAAATCAAAGTTTGTTGGTGTAGCAATGTCTGAATCACCGAAGTTATACTCTATGCCTACAGATATAGTAGCTTCACCCTCTGATTTAAGAAATGTCTTAACCCTATAAAATATCTTACGTAACTCTGGATCACCCATAAAATAGTAAGGTGTTTGAAAGACGCTTAGAATATCGTCATCACCAAAAGAGTTACCTTCTTCTTGTTTAAATACCCGACCTAAACTATCCCCGTGTAGTATAAACTCAAACTGTCCTACATATCCACTAGCTACTGCTGTTGCTTCAATACCCACAAGCTGACTGTACTCAAATGTACCTTGTGCCGTAGAACTTTTACGAATAGCTGCTAATAACGACAGAGAAGTATTAGCTTCAAAGAATAACCTAAACTGAGACTTTCTACGCAACACAAGAGCTTTTAGTTTTGTAACATCTTCGTTAGCTGTGTAGTTCTCAAAGGTCTTTTGGATCTCACGAGATACTGTCTCAAGTTCAACGTCACCAATACGAGAAGTTCCAGAAATAGGTCTAATACCATCTGGTCCAAGAAAGATAATGTCGCCACCAAATTCTACTACAGTATCAGGAGCAACACAACCCAAGTCATTAGTAACATTTTCTACACTAAAGTTAGAGTAGTTGTCTCCAACAATACGTTTAATCTGGTTCTGACCAAATACATAAAGTTGATTACGAAAGGCTTTTAGCTGAGTTACCGTAAAGCCTATGTTGATAACACCTGCACCATTTGCTGGATCAAAGTCTGTGTCAGCATTAGGAGATGAAAAGTAAATATTAAATGGTTCGTCAGGATCTCCAGCTAACCAAAGATGATTTGCAAAGGCACTAGAGAACTGTGGATTATTTGGAGCATTAGTATGTGTAATCTGTGTGTAGGTAGTACCGTTATATTTAGCAGCAGGATTAACACCATCTGTTAGTAGTAGGACTTCTTCAGTCCAATTATAACGTTCAAACCTTACAACGTCAACCCCTGTCATGGTGGGATTACCTGCAGTAGTTACAGCTTGCCAACCCTTGACTGTAGGTGCACTCGCTACTGTACCTGTTGCAGTAGATGTACCACCTGTAAGAACATTACCTACTACAAAAATATTAACAGGTAGTTTACCAAAGTCTACCACAATAGCATTAGCGGTTTTAGATATTACAGTACCTGCTGCTGCTACTAGAGTGGCATTACTAGAACTGACTACACCTGTTACAGTTTCACCTACAGAAAAACCAGAGCCTTGCCCTGATCCTAATGCTACATCGTAGTAGTGATTATACCAATGTAGGTAGTTATACCCAGAACTAGTTTTTCTGCAACCTAAAATTCCCTGATTTATCTCACCATTGACATTTAACCCTAAAACTTTACCTGTACCGGGAAGTGTACCATAAGAATTTGCGTAACCACTGATACGTCTGTAACCACCTTCTAGTGAAGGCTCCATGTTAATTAGGCGTATTGCACTGCCGGGCATAGCATCACTTTGAGTCAAAGGATCTACGTTAGTGACAAGCCCCCCTGCACAAACAGAAACATATGTTTGTAAAGAATCTGCCAACCCTAAAACCCATCAAGGTTTGTTGGGGGCTTTGTTACAAAGGTTGAAGTTACATTAACAGACTGATCTACTACAAGCCTACGCATCATCTTAATACCGTCTTCAAACTTTTGACTGTGCATATTTGCACTCTGTTCGTTAGATCTAAATAGCATCATGTACATCATTGCACCGTCAATAACTACGTGCTTAAACCTGTCAGGTATAACTGCAGTATCATCAAATGCAATAAGGTCTGCAGGATACTTCCAGTATCTATACTCTACTACATACGCAGCATTTGGGATAGGTGTTACACCAAACTTAGTATCTTGTGTCATATACACACAGTCTGGATCTGTCCTACCTTCTACGCCACTTAAGTCTTCTACACTCCTGTAGTAAGATAAGTATTGGTCATAAGTAATTAGTTTTAATTTTTTAGGTCTATTGTTTTCAGAAGAAAGTTGTTTAATATAAAAAGTTTCCCAGTCTGCCTTAGAGTAGTCAGCAGGGAAATCATACGTGTTAGTTCCAGCAGTCAGTGTTTGCTCATATGTTACTAGAGTAAAGGGCCACTCTTGAGCATCCTGAAGCATCTGACGGATAGATGAGTTAATAGCATCCTTAGCTAATGCCTGAACGTTCTTCACATTAGGAAAGTCTGCTTGGTCAATTTGAACTTCATTCAATCGACGTAAGAGTTCGTTAGTTAGACTAAGAAATGTACTCATTGTTATAACCTTTTAGCAGGTGTAAAATATAATCTAGCAGAAAGTGTAGCATCAAAGTTGTGTGATCCATTATGTCTATACACTAGAACTTTATCACCTGCGTGTAAGAACAGAGGTCCACCACCAATAAACTGAGTGTGGTTATTACCTGCTATAGCTTCTTCACCTACTAGCATATGATATGTGTTGTCATCTGAATGATAAACCTGTATCCCGATATTAGATGTAGAGCTATCTTCGTTAGCTATCATAAGAAAAACTATTTCAGCCTCGTGGCTGTCAGGACAAGTAAATAGGAGTGTAGCATTATTAGGACTACTAGTAGTACTAGCAGAGTTACCTGTAACTGCAGCAAATTTGCTGGCTGTCCTAAAATTAATACCTGCCATTACTTTAAGTTATTTACAATTTTTGTAGGGTTTACTCGTACTACACCACCCTTAGATAAACCCATGCTAGATGTAGTACCTCGTGATGACATCATCCCTTGGGGAGCACGATTAGCAGACTGACGATACTTGCTGTTATCTTGCTCTGGTGTAACAACTCCACCCAAGGCGTATTTATTTTTCTTTTTCATGTCAAGAATCCTTTAGATAGCCTAAAGGGGCCACTGAAAGCAGCCCCTCTAGTTTTGACTTAAGCCAAGTTATACTTAGCTGTAACCAATGCTTCTGGACGCAAGATCTTGCGACCGTATAGATGCATACCACGAACGATGTCAGCGAATGAATCTGGATCACGGTAAGATTCAGTCTTGTTGATCTGCTCTGCAGTTGCAACAGCTGAGTCATGTCCAGCTACAATCACACCATAGTTAGTGTTCTGGTTGGCTGTACCTGTAGTACCAGCACCAGTACCTACGGCTGGAAGGTTGCTTGAGCTATACACACGGAAACCGTGGAAGTTGTTCAAGACCAAACCATTACGTAGCGCACCTGATTCACCGAAGTCAGCATTCAACAAGCGGCTGTCTTCGTCACGCATGACTTCCATCATGATTGGGTCAATTACCAGCCAGCGACCTTGTGTGTCTACTTGCTGTTGATCCAACAAACGGGCCATACGTGATACCAGCATAGCTGGTGAAACAGTTGCAGTTGGTAGTGCAGTAGCACCGGGCAAACGAGCAGCAACTGGGATTGAGTGATCAGCAGCACTTGTAGTAGTGATGTTGCCGAAGTCACTTTTCTTCAGTTTGTTAGCTGCAAGCAGTTCGTCTGAACCAGCCGCAGAGTTTGCCTTAGTACCATTAACTACGTTATTAACTGCAGCAGCATTTGCATGCAAAGCTGATTGCTTGTAGCCAGCAAGATAGCCAAGAACTTCTTGGTCATGCTGGTCAGCCAAACGATAAGCTGCACGGTTGGTTGCAAGATCCATGAAATTTACATGGGAGTGCGCTTCTTCGATATCGTCCATTTTGAACGCAAAGTAGTTAGCTTTATCTACAACCAATGAGAAATCTGCATCAGCCAAATCTTGTGCTGTTACAGTTTCGCCACGAGTGTAGGCACTTACTGAAATTTCAGGTTCTTTGATGATACGCACTGTATCACCTTGGTTAGCGATCTCTCCAAAATAATCAGAGTTAGTAATGTCGCCACATACTGTTGACTTGCGGAAAGCAAGTTGTACTTTTTTAGAGTAGATTACACTTGAAAAGTTTCCGTTTGGAAGGTTGGTGTATCCACTTTTGGATGCAAAAGCCATAATAAATCCTCCTGATAGTTGGCTTTGTTACAAAGCTAATACCAATAAGAGGCTGTTACATTTTCTAGGGTGCATGTATTTTAGGTCGGCCAACCTTGATACATGGGCCTATACTTGAACAGGTAGTTCTCATACGTTTAGACTTTATTGAAAATTGGGTTATAACGAAAGGTAGTCATAAGAGGCTTTTGTTATATGTCCCTAGTTATACTGTTGATTTTTTATTTGTCAACAGTTTATCTGGCATTACCAGACACGTCATAGACAAATTTACCAGTGCGCATTGCCTTGTTAATTTCATCTGAACGTTCTTCAAATTCTTTGTCAGACATTTTAGCTACCTCTGACTCACGAATTGTTTCATTAGCATCAGCTACATCTACATTAGTTTTACTACGTCGAGTAACTGGTGAAGCTGCTGCTTTTTTGTTTGCTTTCTTAGCTTCCTTAGTAAGACCTTTATCTGATTTATACAGGTCAATGACACGTACTACTGAAGCTGGGTCATCTGCGTTTTCATACAAGGCATCTTTAACCCATTTAGGTTGTGCATCTGCCCAGTCATGAAACTCATCTGCCTCACGTAAGTCATCAAAGTCTGCATGTGACTTACGGATTTCATTCTCTGACTTAACTCGATCCGCCTCTGCTTGGGCTTCGTCAAGTTGTTTAAGTCGAGTGTCTGCCTTTTCAAACATCTCCTGTGCTTTCTTAGCTGCAATTGTTTCTACAATACCAGCTACATCAGGATACTCTTTAGCCCACTCTTCAATATCTTCGTCAGACTTAGGTGGAATAATACCAGCTTTAGCAGAAGCTTTTTGTAAGCTTTCTAGCTTTTCATCCCACTCTTTTTCCTTTTGTTGCATATGGCGTCTTAGATCACCATATCGTTTTTTAAAAGATTTTTCTTCTGCAGATAGCGTTTCTTCTTTAACTTCTGTATTGGCCTCTGCTTCTTGGGTAGCTTCTTCAACTTCTTCTTCTGCATCTACTGGGGTTTCCCCCCTTGCTTGAGCTTCAAGTTCTGCAATCTCCTTAGCTTCTTCTTCCATTCGTTGCTTACGCTTTGCGTGATTGTATCCACGATCAACGAATCCTGCAGTTTTTTGTGTTTCCACTTCTGCTAGTTCAGGCATATTATT